TGAAAAAGAAATGATTGCGAAAGGAAAATGGAAACTTCCTACACCAGTTAAACAATCTAATAACAAACCTAATGTTAAACCTTGTAAAGAAGATCAATATAGAAATCCCGCAACAGGTAGATGTGTTAAAATAAAGCCTGCTAAGGCTGTTAAGGCTGATAATGGTTCTGTTAAGCCTGTTAAACCTGCTAAAACTATTAAAAGTCCTATTAGTCTTATAGGTAAGTATGTAGTATTAGCAGATGATATTACTGGTTCAAAATATTTTAATTTAAAGGATTTAATACACGCAAAAGGTGGAACGGCTCATACTTTGACTTTGAATTTTGCGCATGATAATGTTTGGGAAAAAATGAATATATTCATAGCAAAAGATATAAAGGCAAATACAGAAAAAATGAAAAAAGCAAAACAATTTAATTTAACAATAATTAAATATGATAAATTTATGAAACTTTATGCACCACCTGATAAGCCTGATGTAAAACCGCAAAATAATACAATTTCTATGGTAGTTATTGGAATGCTTATGAATAAGAATATAACATTTACAGGAATTCGTGATAAAAACTTAGAAGCAGTAATAGAAGCAAATGGTGGAAAAGTTTTTTCAACAGTATCAAGTAAAGTTGATTTACTAATAGCAAAAGATATAAATGCAAATTCAGCATCAATAATAAAAGCAAAACAATTAAATATAGATATTATTCAATACGATAAATTAATGCAATTTTAAAATTAAAAATATAGACTATTAATTATCATAAAATAATTCTATAATTTCTACAGTTTTATTAGTTTTATTATCAATCCAATATTGAATTTGTAGATTTAATATTTCAATTCTTTCATCCCATTCTATTTTCTTATGTATTTGCAATACACCTAAACCATTTACTTTCCAACAGGATGATATCTTAACTCCATTTTTATCAATATAAGAATCTGGATAAAATCTTATAAATATAATCGGTCTATGTTGTAAATCTTTAGATATTTCCATCAATCTCTTATTTTCGCAACTACAATCATATGCAGTATGTTTATTTTCATCTACTTCAACTATTATAATACGATCACCCATATCAAGTAATAAATCCGGTCTGCGTTTAGAACATCCATCTTCTGCTTTTTTATCGTGAATCCAAGTAAAATCAGGATATTTTTCTTTAATTTTATCTACAACTTCTTTTTCTTTTGTTTTATAATTTCTTGATACTTGAATATCTGGACAAATATTAATACAACAATTTAAACAATAACCGTTGTATTTTGGAATTCCTCGTGTATTACACCAAGACGATTTACATAAAGCACTACCACCACATTCTTTACAAGTTGATTTTTGTTTTCCGTGTTCGCAAATTTGACTACCACCACACTCATAACAATGTGATTTTTGTTTTCCGTGAGGACATAAAGCACTACCATCACATTCTTTACATTGTGATTTTTTTTCCGTGTTCGCAAATTTGACTACCACCACATTCTTTGCATTCTGATTTTCTTTTTCCGTGTTCGCAAAAAGAAGCACCTCCACATTCTTTACAAGTTGATTTTTTTTTTCCGTGTTCGCAAATTTGACTACCACCACATTCTTTACATTCTGATTTTCTTTTTCCGTGTGGGCAAATAGAAGCACCACCACATTCTTTACATTCTGATTTTCTTTTTCCGTGTGGGCAAATACTACTACCACCACATTCTTTACAAGTTGATTTTTGTCGATTATGAGGACATATTTGGGAACCACCACATTCTTTACATTCTGATTTTCTTTTTCCGTGTGGGCAAATACTACTACCACCACATTCTTTACATTGTGATTTTCTTTTTCCGTGTTCGCAAAATTGACTACCACCACATTCTTTACATTGTGATTTTCTTTTTCCGTGTTCGCAAATTTGACTACCACCACATTCTTTACAATATGGTTTAAAACGATTATGAGGACACTTGGGCATTAATAAAAATTAATAAAATGTTATCATTTTTATATAGTATATTCATAAATCAAAATACTTTTTAAGATATATATTTAATTTTTTATTTAATTTTATATTAAATGTTTCAAAATTATTAATATAATTGTAATCATCATCTTCTTCAATTTTAGTATTAATATCTTTAAAAAAATCTATAATATATGTAGGATAATCGTTAGAATTTTTCCATAATCTTACATTTGTTTCCTGTAAATTAATTAAATAATTCTTGTTTAATCTCATTAATATGTAATTTATCCCATTTCTAATTATCTAATATAAAACAATATGTATTAATAATTTTACTATTTTATCTATATTATTTTCTAATAATTGGATATCTATTTCTCTTTGTGTTAGCGAGTTAGAATCTTGTCAATATTATTTATATATAATATATATAAACAATGTTAAATGATAACAAATCTTTATTTTTTTTAATAATAATTGTTGTTTTAATTATACAAATTTTTTCAACATATCTAACAAATACAAAAAAATTTAGTATTCAAGCATTTTTAAGAAATTTAGTATGGGCATATGCATTTTATCAAATTTATCATACAAAAAATATTTTATGGTTATTTTTACCAATATTATTTAATTTTTTGTATAATTATATCATAAGATATAAATTAAATATAATAATTGAACCATATTTGACAACGGAATATTTATATAATGATTTTTTTGAATATGTAATAGAAAATAATAAAAATTTAAATTATTATACAGAAGGTTCATATGGAAAATTATTAAATATCAATACTATGGATTTATCAGATAAAAATATTAATAAAATAATGAATTGGGGGGAAAAACAGTATAATAATTCTTTTAAAAATTTATCACCTGTAGATTTAGATAATAAAAATATTAATACAGATTATATTGCACATCAAGGACAAAAAGATAAATACGAATGGATTGTTAAAAATTTAAATATTAATAAAAATTCTCGTGTTTTAGAATTAGGTTTTGGAAAATTAGATTTAATGAAATATATTAGAACTAATACAGGTGCAAAAATTGTAGGATGTAATTTATCTATTGAACACGTTATAGATGCAATAAATAATGGTTTTGAAGCGCATCAAGTTGATCATAAACATTTAAAAAACTATATAAATAAACTAGGAAAATTTGATATAATAATTACGAATGGGACTTTAGAATATTTAAAAGTCGGAGGAGGAGACAAAGAAGAAATTTATGATGATTTTATGAAAAATATTAATATTTTATTAAATAAAGGCGGTAAATGGTATACTACAACAATTCATTATAACAATAATTTTTGTTTAAATACATTCGATTTAAATTATTACAATTACTATAATTTAGCATTAGGCAATGAAGGTTGTTATCCAGTATTTCCTAACGAATTAACAAAATTTGCTAAAAAAAACAATTTAAAAGTTGTTAAACAAGAAAATAGATGGTTAGATTATTACATATATTCCATTATTTGGTTATGTGGTTGTATAAAAAATAGAAAAACAAATATTTTTAAACATTTAAATGCATATATTGCTGCTCCAAATTATTTAGAAAGTTATTTATGTTATACACCTTTTAAAAACCTGTATTATTACCAACCATGGTTATGGCAATTTATTCAAAACAAAAATGGTTGCGTTCCAACATATCATCAATGGATAATTTTTGAAAAAATCAATAATTTATAAATTTAAAGATAATTTTATAAATCAAAATATAAGTTAATAAAAAATAAAAATCAAAAATTTAAAAATATTGATGAAAATAATAAGAAAATTAAAAGTTGCTTCCGTTTTGATAAACCTCGGTTTAGGTGTAATAACTAAAACATATATAGATAAACTAAATAATAGATTTATAATATTGAAAGATACTATTAATGAAAATATGATATATTCAGTTGATAATGAACCTATAAGAATAATAAAATTATTTTACGATACTACAGTATAATTATACAACAATTATAATTTGATGTGTGTATTTAATTATAAGATTTTTAAAAGCAATAAAAATTATAAATACTTTTTAATATGATAGGATACATTTATTTATTACAAGAACGAGCGTTTATAAAAACAAAAGAAAATATATATAAACTTGGAAAAACAAAACAAGAAAATCTTAAACGAATTCAAAATTATCCAAACGGAACTAAACTAATTATACAATTAGAATGTGAAAATTGTGATATTAATGAAAAAAATTTAATAATAATATTTAAACAAAAATTTATGCAGAGAATTGATATTGGAACTGAATATTTTGAAGGTGATAAATATGAAATGATATCTATAATTTATAATGTTGTAATGGATTATAATAAAATAGTTGAAACTGATAATAAAATAGTTGAAACTGATAATAAAATAGTTGAAACTGATAATAAAATAGTTGAAACTGATAATAAAATAGTTGAAACTGATAATAAAATATTAAAAACTAATAATAAAATAGTAAATTCTAATATACTATGTCATATCTGTAATTTTACAACTAAAAATAAAAATGAGTTTGAAAAACACGTAAGATCAAAACAACATATTGATAACTTAGAAAATAAAAAAAATAATATAGATGATAACACTTGTTCTAAATGTTTTAAATCATTTTCTACTAAAGGTAATATGAATGTTCATGAATTAAGATGTTTAGGAACATTAAATTATAACCAATGTGAATATTGTTTTAAATTTTTTAGTTCAACTGTTGGTAAATCTCAGCATAGAATAATCTGTAAAAAAAACCAATAAAAAGAACATATCAAAATGTTATATACCAAAAAGATTATTGAAAATATTGCAAAATACAAATAATATCAAATATAAAAATAGTTCAATTTAAATAATTTTTAATTATCATAAAACAATTTTATAATTTCTATTGTTTTATTAGTTTTATTATCAATCCAATATTGGATTTGTAGGTTTAATATTTCAATTCTTTCATTCCATTCTGACATTTTTGTTTTCATTATTTGCATTACCCCCTGTTTATTAATTCTCCAACAAGATGTTATTTTATTACCATCTTTTATATAACTATCGGGATTAAATCTTATAAATATAATTGGTCTATGATGTAAATCTTTTGATATTTCCATCAATCTTTTATTCTCACAACTACAATCATAATTAGTATGTTTATTTTCATCAACTTCAACTATTATAATACGATCACCCATATCAAGTAATAAATCTGGTCTGCGTTTAGAACATCCATCTTCTACCTTTTTATCGTGAATCCACGTAAAATCAGGAAATTTCTCTTTAATTTTATCTACAACTTCGTTTTCTTTTGTTTTATAATTTCTTGATACTTGAATATCAGGAAAAATATTAATACAACAATACAGACAATAACCGTTGTATTTTGAATTTCCTCGTGTATGACACCAAGACGATTTACATAAAGAACTACCACCACATTCTTTACAAGTTGATTTTCTTTTTCCGTGTGGGCAAATACTACTACCACCACATTCTTTACAAATTAATTTAAATTTTCCGTGTGGGCAAATACTACTACCACCACATTCTTTACATTCTGATTTTCTTTTTCCGTGTGGGCAAATACTACTACCA